AATGGTGATCATCATGCAGCGCCTGCATCAACTTGACCTCTCGGGGCATGTGCTCAAGAACAAGGCCGACGGATGGCAGCACCTGATGCTTCCCATGGAGTTTGAGCCCACCAGGGCATGCTCCACGTCCATCGGGTTCAAGGACCCACGCACCGTCGACGGCGAACTGCTCTGGCCCGAGCGCTTCCCTGCCCAGACCGTGAAGGCACTGACCCGCACCCTCGGCTCCTACGGTGCGGCGGGGCAGCTACAGCAGCGCCCAGCGCCAGCCGGGGGTGGGATTTACAAGGTCACGAAGTTCAGGATGTGGCCGCACAACAAGCCGCTGCCTGATTTCTTCTTTTGCGTCCAGTCATATGACACGGCGTTCACCTCAAAAACGGAGAATGACCCCACCGGGTGCCAGGTCTGGGGCGTGTTTGAGCATGAGAAGCGCCGCAATGTCCTTCTCCTAGACTGCTGGAACGAGCATTTGGACTACCCGGCTCTGAAGGCCAAGGTCATGGAGGACTGGGGCGCCAAGTATGGTGGGGTGAAGAACGACCCGATGAAGCCGTCACGCAAGCCGGACGAGATCATCATCGAAGAGAAGGGCTCGGGCATCAGTTTGATCCAGGACCTGCGTCGGGCCAACATCCCGATCTTCAGCTACAACCCCGGCCGCGCGGATAAGGTGGCGAGGGCCTACATGATCACGCCAATCATCGAGGGCGACGTGGTCTGGGTCATGGAGAGCAAGCGCGAGCCGGGTCGGCCTATCAGTTGGGCACGACCCATGCTCACGCAATTGGAACAATTCCCAAATGGTGAACATGATGAGATGAGTGACTGCATATCACAGGCGTTGGCCCGACTGCGTGACCTGCAGCAGCTGGACTATGACGTCGTTCCGGACGATGAGGAGGTGGACCGGGACTACCACGAGAACGCACGGCGGGCGGTCAACCCCTACGCCTGAGGCTATCACCATAGTGGTACGTTTCCGTATAATGCGCCGCATATGGGCGCACTTTCGGACCACCTACAGTCATGCCGAGACGGGCAGCCTTTGCCACGCCTGAACACAACAGGGGCCCCAAATGCCAAGTGAATCATTCGGCGGCAACGGCAGCGAGGGCACCAGCGGGGCCTCAACCGGTGCCCGCAACGGCAACCCGCTGGGTGGCTCCTACAGCCAGGCACAGGACTCCCAGGCGGCCAATGTCGACAACCCCTACGCGACCTACACAACAGGCGAGAACGCGGCCACGGTGCCAATCAGTGAGGCCGAACTGCCTGACCAGTCACCTGGACAGCAGGAGGCCGCAGCCAACGTCCTGAAGTGGCTCGGCTACGCCCCGAGCATCGCTGGCATGGTCAACCCGGCATTCGGTGCTGCGATGGGCGTCGGCCAGTCGCTGGTGAAGTTCGCCAACTCAGACCAGTCACTCGGTGACGCGGCCATGGGCTTCGCCAAGGACAGCCTGCTCAGTGCCGCACTGGCAAAGCTCGGACCCATGGCCCAGATTGGTCAGGGGCTGGTCAACGGCGACCTGGGGCAGGGCGTTGGCAACACCGTCAACGGCCTGGTGAATGCGGCCCTGGCGGGCTACCTGCACGTCCCTGCCGGGTTGGTTGGCATCGGCACCAAGGCACTCGGCTCGGGTGACGCTGTTGGCTCCATCGCCAACGCGGTGAACGGTGTCGCAGGGCCGGCCAACGACGCCGCAAGGTCACTATTCGGTCGTGACACCAAGCCCGTCGGGGCGCTCACACGCACCGCCAGCGCAGCACCGTCAAGCGGTGGCAGCTACCACGACCCGGTGTACGGTTAACAAAGGGGGAGAAGAATGGCGACAGAAGTTGAATTATTTGAGTACTCGGATATCCCGTCACGGGAGGGTATTCGAGGGTATGTTAGCTCGACTGGAACTGCCGAGATGACGCTGGGCAGTAGGTCTGTCGTGTCCGCCACTACTAATCCTGTCACCGGGGGGATTAGGATTTCTGCACCTACCGGGTTTAGCAAAATTGTTGCAGTGCTTGGTGATTCAATTGTCGCTAATAACAACTCAAACGTATCTGAAAATTCTTCTCAGGGTTTCTGGTCATGGGCAAATTTGCTTATGGGCAAGAGATTTAGCTATTCTCCTTCCATGAACTTCGGTGTTTCTGGCAACAAGACATCTGACGTTCTTCTAAGAATGCAGCCTGTCCTAACGTCTGGCGCAGATATTTGCATCGTTTTAATTGGTACAAATGACATTGGTGGCGGGTCAACCGCATCAATCGCATACGCTAATTTACTTTCAATCTGGACGCAGCTTCGTTCGGCAGGAATGTTGGTTGTTGCTTGCACGATTATGCCAAGGTCTGACGTAGCAATGACCGCTTCTAGAATCAAAGAATTAATGCAGCTTAACGCGTTGATTCGTTTGAATGTACCCAAGTATTCAAACATGATATTGTGGGATACATATAGTGATTTGGCCGACCCAGCAAGTCTGACCGCTGCGCCAGTGACGAGCTACTTTCTTGATCTTCTCCACCCTAACAAGCTAGGAGCGTTTTGGGCTGGCAAGAGTCTTGCAAAAGTCATAAATGCTGCCATCCCAGGGCCAGTTGTATCGGAATACCAATGCGTTACTGGCTCAGATTTGTACGATGCAACAAGCACACCAAACGGTAACAAGCTAACTAACGCAATGTTGTCAGGTACGGGTGGAACGAACTCAGGTGCGTATGCAACTGGTTCTGTGGCAACTGGATGGACGGTTAACAGGGAACTTGGCGCTACTATTACTTGTGTTTCTAGCAAAGGCACAGTAACACTGGATAACGGGCAAACATACGCAACCCAAATCCTTACCGTTTCATCTCCTGGCGCTGGGGTAGATAAAGAAACAATCGAGTTTTATCAAACTGGCACAGGAGCGACAGGTGATTTTGTACTTTTAGGCGCAGATATTGCAGTTAGTGCAGTCTCTGGTCGGTTGAACTACGTTACACCAAGAGTTCAGGCATTTTATGGGGCTTTCCCTGTTCTTGGCTATGACGTGTGGAAATTTGAAGGCGGAGCAAACAGCATCCCTGCTTTCTCTGGTCATACTTGTTCAGTTCCAGGTGTTGCTGTTCCATCGCCTGGTGGAAATATACGAGCGTCCTTCTTGGTAAATCTGGATTGCACAGTCGCATCGTCGGTTCAAGTGGTAATTGCTTTGCCGTACTTGCGTAAAACCTAATCCCCTCTGCACAAGGACAACAAAGACCCCTATCACCATAGTGAAGACCCTCCTATAATCCACCCCAAAGGAACCCCCACCGATGGCACTTCAACCCGACGCCGATGAGCTCACGCCAGACGACCTGACCAACGCGGTCGCGGACGACGGCGCCGTTGACGACGAGTACTCGGTGCTGGAGCAGGATGACGGCTCGGCCATCGTGAGCGAGGGTGCTGAGGACGATGAGGCCTACGAGTCACCGGACTTCGATGACAACCTGGCCGAGTCACTGCCGGACAGTGTGCTGGCCGAGATCGGTCAGTTGCAGGTTGAGCTCGTCGAGTCTGACCGCAAGTCAGGCGAGGACCGCGACAAGCAGTACTCCGAGGGCATCAAGCGCACCGGCCTGGGCAAGGACGCACCTGGCGGGGCCACATTCGACGGCGCCAGCAACGCCGTCCACCCGATGCTGGCCAAGGGTTGCGTTGACTTCGCCTCCAGGGCCATCAAGGAACTCTTCCCGGCATCCGGCCCATGCAAGACTCAGATCATTGGCGAGGCCAATGACGTCAAGATCGACAAGGCTGACCGCAAGAAGCGCTACATGAACTGGCAGCTTGCGACCCGCGTGAGCGAGCAGCGGGCGCAGTTTGAGCGGTTGCTGTCTCAACTACCCCTGGGCGGGTCCCAGTACAAGCGCTGGTGGTGGGACGCCAACCTGGAGCGGCCACGCACCGAGACGGTCTACGTTGATGACGTCTTCCTGCCCTACTCGCAGGGCGACTTCTACTCCAGCTACCGCGTCACGCACCGTCAGTGGGTCTCGGCCGACGAATTTGACGGCCGAATCGGAAGTGGCCTGTACCGTGACATAGAGCTCGGATCACCTGACCAGAGCGCTGACAAGTCCCTCTCCAAGAAGGCCACCGACAAGGTCGAGGGTATCCAGGAGGACACCACGGTCTACAACGAGGAGGGACTGCGCGAGATTTATCTCATGTACGTTGACCTCGAGGTTGACGGCGATGATGAGACCGGTGGCGAGAAGGCCCCCTACATCCTGCACCTGGACAAGTCCACGGAGAAGGTCCTGGGCCTGTACCGGAACTGGAAGTCCGACGACGAGCTCCGCACCAAGAAGCACTGGATGGTTGAGTACATCTTCATTCCCTGGCGTGGTGCCAAGGGTGTCGGCCTGTACCACCTCATCGGCAGCCTGGCCGCAGCCGGAACCGGCGCCCTGCGCGCGCTGCTGGACAGCGCCCACATCTCGAACTTCCCTGGTGGCCTGAAGCTCAAGGGCGGCCGCACGGCAGGCCAGTCGATTCAGGTGAACGCGACTGAGTTGGCCGAGATCGACGCACCCCCAGGCGTCGATGACATCCGCAAACTGGTGATGCCGTTCCCGTTTGCGGGTCCATCCCAGGTACTTTTCAACATCATGGAGTGGATCACCAACCAGTCCGATGGTGTGATCGCCACGGCAAATGACTCCATCGCCGATGCCGGTGCGAACATGCCTGTGGGAACCGCGCTGGCGCTGATCGAGCATGGCTCGGTCAACTTTAGCGCGATTCACGCACGCTGCCACGCCTCATTGAAGCGTGAACTGGAGATTCTGCACCGCATCGACGCTGAGAACATCACCGACCAGGAGGTCGTTGAGGAGCTCGGTGAGCTCGTGGTGACCCGCGATGACTTCCAGGGCCCGATGGACGTCATCCCGGTCAGCGACCCCAACATTTTCTCTGAGGCACAGCGCTACGCGCAGCTTCAGGCGGTGATGCAGTTGTCCGAGAACGAGCAAATGAAGCCGTTCTTCAAAGCAGACAGGCTGCTCCAGCGGGCACTCAGGCTGCTGCAGATCACTGACTGCGAGAACATCGCGAATTTACCCAAGGACCCGACCAGAATTGGGGCCCTGGAGGAGAATTACCTCGTCGGCAGCCCTGAACCGGCCCCGCTGAAGGTCTACCAGGAGCAGGACGACATCGCGCACCTGGAGGCGCACCTCCACTTCCTGACGAGCCCTATTTTTGGTGCAAACCCGCTCATCGGGACCGTCGTCTTCGGGCCCATGATGGCCCACCTGAAGGACCATTTGATGTCCTTCTACCGAAAACACGCATCCGCAGCCGCCGACGCGATGGAGATGATCGCCCCGCACATGGGCGCCCCCATCACGCGTGCCCAGGCCGAGGCAAAGGGCTCCGCATTCGCCGACAAGACCATGGCCACGCTGTTAGGCCCCATGGTCATGCCTGCCTTGCAGCAGGCCCAGAAGCTGGCAGGCCAGTTCGCACCGAAGCCGCCGGTCGATCCGCAGGTCCAGGCCCAGATCACCGCCGGACAGGCCACCACGCAGGTCCAACTGGCTGCAAACGAGAAGCTCGAGTCCATGCGGCTCTCCGCCGAGCAGGGCAAGATGCAGGCCCAGTTCGCCGAGGCTGACAAGGAGCGTCAGAACAAGCTGGCACTCAAGAACTCGGACATCATGTACCAGGCCAGCCGGGACTCAGCGGACCGTGACCTCAATGACCGCGCGACGACCATGGCCACTGCCATCGAGAAGCACTCCCTGGACGTCACAAGCGCCCTGGAGCAGTTCAAGGTGGACGCAGCCGCATCCGCAGCCCAGGCCCGCGAGGACGCAGCGCTTCAGCGCCAGCAGGACAAGGCCGAGAGCGATGCGCAACTGATGGTGCTGTCTGAGACGCTGAAATCTCAGCTTACCGGCATGGCACCACCCCCGATTGACATTGGCGGCATCGTGCAGCCCCTGGTTGACCAGATGCAGGGCAACACGACGGCCATGATGGAGCAACTCGCGCAGGGTCTCGGAGCATTGCATTCCGCCCACGCCGCTCCTAGAATTGCAAGGTACATCAAAGGCCCTGACGGCTCCAATATCGGTGTCGAGTCAGTCATCCAACCCCCCACAGGAGCCGCCAAATGAGAGCATCCGTAGTTAGCACATCAGGTGTGTCCATATCGGCAATCCTGCCGGTTAATTTGAACGTCACACCCATCAACATCGGCATCGCGGTCGTCGTGACCGGCGCCGCAACCTACAACGTCGAGCACACCTACGATGACCCGTACTCGGCCGTGTCGCCGGTGACGTGGTTCAATAACCCGACCCTGGCCGCAGCGCAGATCGCGACCAAGGACACCTACTACACGACCCCCATTCGTGCGATCCGCATCAACCAGACCGCTGGCGCTGGTAGCACTCTTGCTACCGTGATTCAGGCAGGACTCCAATAAGGAAACATCATGACACTGCAAGAACAAATTGCCGCCGACCTGACCGCAGTCAACGAGGCACAGGCCGCGCTCGACGCCGCCAACGCCAAACTGGTCGCTGACAAGGACGCACTGGCTGCTGTACAGCCGCACCTGAGCATCCTGGACCAGATCGAGGCCGAACTGGCCAAGGTCGAGGATGGCGTGGTCGCTGAGTTGCAGTCATCGCTGGATGCCGTGAAGGCCCAGATCACGCCGCTGATCGCGCAGATGCGTGCTCTTTTTAACGCCTGATCATGGACGAGCTCGATCTTGAACAACCGGTCATCTGGACCGCCCGCGGCAACATGGCCGAGAGCGACCTGACTGAGAAGGTGGTGTGGACCGACAACGCGCAGGAAACAATCTGCGCGGTGGAGCACTGGTTTGACGGTGAGTGCGTCAAGCGCGCCGTCCACGTAATGAAACGCGAGGGCGCTAGCGTCCTGGGATCAATAGGAGAACTGTAATGGCAAATAGCCCTGGCGTGTCATCGTCATTTAAGTCCGAGGTAATGATGGGCTACCATCAACTCGGTGCCGCGACACTTGTGTCACGCACCTCCCTCACAGCCCCTACCACCGACACGGTGCGAGCGGCCTTATACCTCACCACGGCCACCGTTGGACCGTCAAAGGCCACATACGGTGGCACAGTCGGCTCCGTAGCTGACACCAACGAGGTCACTGGCGCGGGTTACACCGCTGGCGGCATTGTCGTTACCAACGCAAACCCTCCCAGCACATCCGGCACCACCGGTATCTGGACCCCATCCGCGTCCCTGGTGTACACGACCGTTTCCATTGGCCCGACTGACTGCGCGCTGATCTTCAACAACACGCAGTTGAACAAGGCCATCGAGGTCGTTACCTTCACCGCGCAGACGCCCGTGGCGGCCACGCTGACGCTGACGATGCCGGTGGGTGGCGCGGGCACGTCGCTGATCAACCTGGCGTAAGCCATGCCCTACCTCGCCGACCGGGTCCAGGAGACAACCGCGACCACTGGCACTGGCGCGGTCACGCTCGCGGGCGCGGTGGCTGGGTATCAGACGTTTGCCCTCGGCTTCGCTGGCGACTTGCCGGGCCTAATAGGCTACCTGATTGTGAGCGGGACCGCGTGGGAAGTGGGCAAGGGCACTCTGAACTCGACAGCCACCACGCTCACTCGGGACACGGTGCGCTCAAGCAGCAACGCCAACGCACTGATCTCCCTGAGTGGCACCAGTAACGTGTTCTGCACAGCGTCGGCAGAACTTTTAGACAACGCAAACATAGGTTTGATCACAGCCCATGTACGCGGCTGGGCAATGCCCTAAGGAGAAACAACATGGCAGGCGCAAATTCGGACCCAATCTACAGCAAGCAAGGCGCAATGGACGGCGGGAATATCCTGCTGACTGCGGCCAACGACTTTAACGGCCAGAATATCAACAACCAAGTGATATTCACGGCGGACGCTACCAACGGCTCCTACATTCAGCGCCTGCGTTTCAAAGCGCTGGGCGGCACGGTCACAGCTTCAGCAGCGCGTATCTTCATCAACAACGGCCTGGGCCGCTTTGCTTCGATTGCGGGCACCATGGGCGCGATCACACCCACAGGCACGCAGTCCACAACGGGCGGAGCGATGAACACCGGCCCCGGCATCACTTGGTTTGCCAAGGTTTACCCTGTGGACCCCAACGGGCAGATTGGTGTTGCCTCGCTGGAAGCTACAGCAGCCGCGACTACAGCAGCCACCGCAGGGTCTATTGCGTGGGCGTGGACAGCAGTGAACGCGGCAGCAAGCTACATCATCATCACTGGCACTGCCACGGGTGCAGAGCGCCACATGTTCACCAGCACGACCAACAGCTACACACAGACGGTCAACACCAGTACACAGCGGGAAAACCCCGGCTCACTGGCTGGCGGCAACAACATGTTTTTTGATGACGTGGCTTTGCCAATCGTCGTTGCTTCCACCATAGCAAACACACTGACGGTTGAGCT